CCCTTCCCGCTCGATTTTTAGCAATAAAGAGTCGGCCAACTCCTGATGACTTTTCTGAAGCCTTTCTGGACAAACTAACCACAACATCAGCAACCATTGCCTTTCCGTAAGCTTCTGACATGTTCTCTAGACCCACGATGTCTGATTGTGCGCTGTCTCTGTTAGCTTGTGATGCTGTCCAGATCGGAATGTTCATTTCCATTGCCAGATTACGTAACTCCTCGTAAATCAACTTGAGCTCATGACGAAGACTGTCGTATGATCGAGTTGACTTCATGATATCCGCATAGTCTAGAATGATAACATTGGGACAAAATCCTTTCATCTTGAGCTTTTCGATGTGATTTCTAATTGTTACAACAGAAGCACTACCCGT